GCCCTGTAAAGGGCGTAATTTCCCGGGTGCATCCGTTTTACTGCCGACAAGAGCTGAAGAGCTACTTGTCGTCGCTGTAACCAGACTCTACTTCTTTCGGGTAACCGAGTTGAAATAGGTCGAAGTTACTGATAGACGGAAATCTAACAAGACGTATGTTACAATCACCGTTGGCTAATGCCAAGGTTCTAGTAAATACATTGTACTTGCAGCGGGTCACAAAATGACCCTTGTTTCGTACACGGTAAGTATCGATATTTGGCACATGTGCCATTTCTCTATAATTACCTTCTTGCCAAGCTTTGTAGATTGAATGCTCATCCTCTCCGTGGCCTAGGTAATCCATTAATTTGGTACCTAAAGCTACTAAGATAGGATGGCGTTCATCTACGTGCAACCTGCTCTTTCCGACAAGGCGTTGATCCTCTGAACCCTTTTCAAGGTCAGAGACTAGGTCTGCAAATTCACGGTCTCTAGAAATAGAGATTAGTGACTTTACAGTCTCATCCGGTAACTGAGATAATATCTCAGCCCAGCTGCCTGGTTTAACCTCCAGTAATGGAGGCATTCCAGTCGCTGACTCCGGTAGAGCTAGTATGTCGGCTATCATCTTGGAATTATTATTCCTTTTTGATAGAAACTCAACGCCGGGCGCGAAGACTTTGTCCTCGTATCCTCTTTCACGTGCTATCCTTACCAGTTCTATGAACTGTTCAGGATGTGCATGTAATTCAGTAAGTAGATCTACAGGTAAACCTGTAACTTCTACATTATTGAAGAAGAGTCTCTTAGCGAACTCGGCATTGCCTTGTTCACTTCGAGTACACTTCGAGAGGCTTGTTGAAACACCTAGTCTAGTCATAACGTCGAGGTAATATAAATATACCTCTTCATTTGTGTCTAGACTATCATCTCCAAGAATAAGGTATTTATACCCTTTTCTCCCACACTTATGGGCACAGTATGCTTTAACAGCATGATGTGTGAAGGATGATACAGGCCATGAGCTTAGTAAGCCCATGGGGTTACCAGTTGCGTACTTGACATTCCCTAAGGGATGTTCAAATTCGCGATTACTGATAACTTGTTCCCACAGATCACCCATCTCTGGCCATGCTGCATTTATAAGATTTTTCTCGAGAATTCTCG